GTTTCAAATCTTGGGCTATCACTGGAAGCGCCTGGAATATTCGAGCATAGCCGATTGGGTCGCACGCATGCAGCGCAGCGAAAGCGATCACCTCGACGCGTTCGTGCGGTTTATCGCGGCCGACACGGCCTTGCTTGCGGCACTGAAGGGTAGGAAGTGGGCGGCGTTCGCCAAGGGCTACAACGGCCCGGATTACGCCCGCAACCTGTACGACGCGAAGCTCGCCCAGGCATATGCGAAATATTCCGGCACCGAGAAGGCTGCCGCATGAGCGCGATCCTGAGCATGATCGCCGGCCGCCTAGCGCCGTGGGCGTGGAAGCTCGCCGCGCTCGCGATCGCCGTGCTCGTGATCGTGGCCGGCTGGTTTTACGTGCGCGAGCTGCGCGCCGAGCTGGTCGACGCGCAGAACACCGCGCATACCGCGCAAGAGACTGTCGGCCGGCGCGACGCGGTAATCACCGACATGCAGAAAAAAGAACGCGAGCACGCCCAAGCGCTCGCGCAGCTCGCCGCGAAGCACGCCGGCATCGCCGCGCAGCTCGCGCAAACCGAACGCGATTTCGAGAACCTTAAAAATGAGAAACCGGAAATACGTGCATGGGCTGATAGCCCTTTGCCTGACGACATTGTGCGCATGTACGACCGCCCCGCGCGCACCGGAGCTGGTGACGAGTCAGGCGCTACAGTGCGCGCCCGTGACGCCCTGCACGCTGCCGGCGACGGCACCCCGCGATAACGGCGGCCTCAAGCATGCGCTCGACGTGGCCTTGTCGGCATGGACGCAATGCGCCGCAATCGTCGATCTGATCGTCGACTGCCAAACGAAAGCGCTTTCCCTTCCCGGCCCCGACCATGAATAAGGCGAACAGTTTTCGCGCCGCGCTCACCGCTGCCGTGCCGTCGCTCGCTGTCGACCCCGACAAGCTGCTCGTGTTCATCGATCAAGGCGCGCTCGCCGTCACCGGCGCGCAGTCTGACGGCTTCGAATACCGCTACACGCTCAATGTGATCGTGACGGAATTCGCCGGCGACGCCGACACCGTTTTTCTTGCGCTGGTGCGATGGATAAAGGCGAATCAGCCGGATTTCTTCATCAACGAAGATCGCCGCAAATCCGGCATCACGTTCGAAGTCGATCACCTGACGCAGAGCACGTGCGACATATCGATCAAGCTCGCGCCGCTTTCCGAAAGCGTGCTCGTGTCGACCGACGCGGCCGGCGTCGATACGATCACGCACGTCGACGAGCCGCGCTATGAATGGCAAGAGACCGGCCTTTATGCGGACGGCGCATGGACGACCTGACCGCCCTGGAATCGTGGGCCGGCGGCCTGCTGTCGCAGCTCGAAGCCCCGGCGCGTCGCGTCGTGCTGCGTGACATTGCGCGCGAGCTGCAACGCAGTCAACGCGCTCGCATCGCGCAGCAACGCAACCCGGATGGAAGCGCCTATGAGGCGCGCAAGCCTCGCCCGAAGAAGCATCTACGCGACAAGGCTGGCCGCATCAAGCGCGCGGCGATGTTCGTGAAGCTCAAGCAGGCGCGCTATCTGCGCGTCGAATCGGACCCGACCGGCCTCGCTGTCGGCTTCACTGGCCGTATTGCACACCTCGCCCGTATTCACCAACTCGGCCTTAGCGATCGCGTCGCACCGGGCGGCCCCGATTACAGATACCCGGCGCGCGTGCTGCTCGGATTCTCCGACGCCGATCGCGAATTGATTCGCGATGTGTTGCTCAAACACCTCGCCAAATAACCATTCGGCAACCTGAATATGTACCCAACGCGCTAACAAAGCGCGTTTGATGACTCGCGCGTGCGTGCCCGGCAACATGGACGCATGAACACAAACGAATCCACACGCCAATTTCTGAACGGCATACGCAAAGGTCACGTTGAGTCGATTGACGGCGCGTTGTGTCGCGTAGTGAGCGGCGATTTACATACCGACTGGATTCAATGGTTCATCCCGTTCGCCGGCGAAACGATCGAGTGGCTTGCGCCCTCGATCGGCGAAGGGGTAATGCTGCTTTGCCCTAGCGGCGATCCATCGCAAGCCGTCGCGCTGCGTGGCTACTACTCCGAAGATTTCCCCCCGCCGAGCACAGACCCGTCGAAACACATGCGCGTTTATCGCGATGGCGCTGCCGTCGAATACGACATGGCCGCCCATGTTTTCACCGTTACCCTGCCCGATGGCGGAGCCGTCAACGTCAACACCACAACGGCGACGGTTAAAGCCGACGATGTGACGCTCGACGCGAAGCAAACGACCGTCACGGGCGCGATGCTTGTTAAAGGCGCGTTCGTTTTCGAGAGCGGCATGAGCGGAAAGGCCGGCGCGAGCGGCGGCCCTGCTGCGGTCATTTCCGGCACCGTCGCCGTGAGCGATGACGTGATCGCCGGCGGCAAGAGCGGCGCACATCACACGCACAAAGAACAAGGCGACGGCAACAACGTGAGCGAGCCGCTATGAAAGGCATGAACGCGTCGACCGGCCGCGCGATAAGCGGCCTTGCACACCTCTATCAATCGATCGCTCAAATCCTCACGACGCCGCTCGGCACGCGCATCGCGCGCCGGCCGTTTGGCTCGGAGCTGTTCGATCTGATCGACGCCCCGAATAACGCCGTATCGCGCGTGCGCCTCTACGCGGCGACCGCGACGGCGCTCATGCGATGGGAGCCCCGGCTGACGCTGACGCGCGTGCAGCTCTCGGCCGATGGCTTGATGCAGGGGCAAACCGTTGTCGATATCGAAGGCTATACGACCGAAACGGGCGATGCCGTGTCGACGAGTGTCAACCTCACGAACAAGAGCGCCGCATGAGCATCATCGATCTTTCACTGCTGCCGGCCCCCGATTTCGTCGAAGTGATCGACTATGAAACGATCCTCGCCGAACGCAAGGCGCGGCTCGTTTCTCTCTACCCGGTCGACGAGCAAGCCGAAATCACGGCGACGCTCGCGATCGAATCCGAGCCGATCACGCGCATCCTGCAGGAGAACGCCTACCGCGAAACCGTGTTGCGCCAACGCGTGAATGATGCCGGCCGCGCGAAGATGCTGGCCTATGCGAAAGGCAACGACCTCGAAAATCTCGCGGCCGAATACAAACTCAAGCGCCTCACGATCACGCCCGAGGACACGACGACGACGCCCACGACGCCGGCCGTGATGGAAAGCGACGATTCATTGCGCGAGCGGACACAGGAGGCGTATGAAGCGCTGTCGACCGCCGGCCCGCGCGGCGCATATGTCGCTCACGCACGGAATGCCGATGGCCGTGTCGCCGACGCCACGGCTATCAGTCCCGATCCGTGTGATGCCGTTGTCACGATCCTCTCGACCGAAGGCGACGGCACTGCGGGCGAGGACCTAATCAAGATCGTCACGGCCGCACTGAGCGACGAGGACGTGCGCCCCGTCGCCGATCGCCTGCTCGTGCAGTCCGCGACCATCGTGCATTACACGATCGACGCATCGCTCGTGCTGTCGTCGACCGGCCCGGAGGCGGAAATCACGCTCGCGGCCGCGAATGCAAGCCTGAGCAAATACCGAGCGGTAAAACGCAAGCTCGGCCGCGACATTAACCGCTCGGCGATCATGGCCGCGCTTCACGTTGAAGGCGTGACGCGCGTCGATCTCGCCGCGCCGGCGGCCGACCTGTCGATCGATGACACACAGGCCGCCTATTGCGATTCCGTGTCTGTCGTGAACGGTGGCGTCAATGATTAGCCTTCTCCCGCCGAACGCGACGCCGCTCGAACGCAGACTAGCCGAAACGGGCGCGGCGATCGAAGAAATCCCGATCCCGATCCGCGATGTCAACGACCCGGCCAACTGCGCGCCCGAGCTGCTGCCCTATCTCGCATGGGCGCGCTCTGTTGACCGTTGGGATTCGAGCTGGTCGACCGAAACGAAACGCGCGGTTACGGCCGCCTCTTTCTTCGTTCATAAGCACAAAGGCACGATCGGCGCGCTTCGCCGTGTCGTCGAACCGCTCGGCTATCTGATCCGCGTGCGCGAGTGGTGGCAAGAGAACCCGGTCGGCGCACGCGGCACATTCCGGCTCGATATCGGCGTTCTCGATACAGGCATCGACGAAGCGATGTATGCCGAACTCGAACGCCTGATCGACGACGCGAAGCCCCTCACGCGGCACCTGCTAGGCCTCGCTATCAGCATGGAGTCGCGCGGCACGTCTTACATCGCCGGCGCGGCTTATCTCGGCGACACGATGACTGTCTATCCCTATACGCCTAGCGAGATTGTCGTGACTGACACATTCAGCGCGGCCGGCTTCGCGCACACCGTCGAAACCCTGACTGTTTATCCCTGAGACCCCGACCAATGGCACAAACCTATTTCGTACTTTTGACGGCCGCCGGCGAGGCAAAGATCGCCAACGCTGCCGCGCTCGGCACTACGGTCAACCTCACGGCACTCGCTGTAGGCGACGGCAACGGCAACACGCCGACGCCCGATCGCCTGCAAACGGCGCTCGTGCATGAAGTGCGCCGCGCGCCGATCAATACGCTCTCGATCGACCCGAACAACGCGAGCCAACTGATCGCCGAACAGGTGATCCCGGAGGACGTGGGCGGCTGGTGGATTCGCGAAATCGGGCTGTACGACGACGCCGGCGTGCTGTGTGCCGTCGCAAACTGCCCGCCGACCTACAAGCCGTTGCTCGCCGAGGGTTCCGGTCGCACGCAAGTCGTGCGTATGGTTTTGATCGTTTCGAGCACGCAAGCCGTGACGCTCAAGATCGACCCGGCGATCGTGCTCGCGACGCGCGACTATTGCGATCGCTCGATTGATACCGCTATTTCAAAGCTCGACACGAAACAGAGCGTGCGCGCGGCAACGAAAGCGGCGATTGCGCTGAACGGATTGCAGACCGTCGACGGCGTTGTTCTGGCGGCCGGCGATCGCGTGCTCGTGAAAGACCAGGCGGCCGGAAAGGACAACGGCATTTATATCGCGGCGGCCGGCGCGTGGACGCGGGCGGCCGATGCCGATGCCGCGCTCGAAGTCACACCCGGCATGCTCGTTCCCGTCGAAGAAGGCGCATCGAACGGCGATTCG